TGTATTTTTTCATAATCAAATATAGTCTCTAACACCACTTCTATAGCAGTGGTGCAATAGTCATGTGAATCGTAATCGGCACTGCTAGATGAAGGATATGTATTTGTGTTAAAGTGATCCTCTAATACAATGTCGGGCTGCCAACTGGCATTTTTAAACACATGCTTGCTGTAGTGTAAATCGTTGTCTATGAAGCCAAAAGAAGTTTTGCACTGTTCTAACAGCTGATGAGTAGCCAACATTTCAGCAAATTTTATTCTGTATTCTCGCGATCCGGCCCAGGCTCGATTATAGATCAAAAATCGTTTTTCAAAAGTTCTGTGTTGCGGATTCAGCAACAAATCATGCTCAGCATACCTATACCAATCTCGAGCCACTGCTGCATGGCTAAACCAATGCACCGGAATGTATCCGTTTTCTTGTAATATTTTTATATCAGCACTGTTGAATTCACTGTGCACCAAAATTATCTTGTTGTAAAATTGATACGGAGTATCAGTTTGATTTTTGAACCACACAGAGTGTTCAGCAGTGTTAAAAAACACGTTGTCTAACTTGTACCAATTTTGTTTTAAAGGTATTGTTTTGGAATCCATGCATTCTTGGTCATGATGCCAAGCATGGGGTATGGTCATGTTGTCATACCAACTAACTGGGAATATTTTGTCGCAGTCCTTGATATTTTTTGACCCATGTGGATTATAGCGATAAATTATGACATCGTGGTCGCAGACATCATGAAGAAAATTGTATAATCTATCTAAAGGAACGCTAATTTTTTCTCTCCGTATAAATTGGTTTTATTGGTATTGGTATAAATATTAGCATGACCAATTCCTACCAACCTTACACATACTTAATTGGCTGGGCCACCCAACATAAATTTTACTATGGTGTGCGCTATGCAAAAAATTGTAGCCCAACAGATTTGTGGAGTAAGTATTTTACTTCATCAAAAGAAGTAGCAGCAATGAAAACAGTGCATGGAGATCCTGACATTATACAAGTTAGAAAAGTATTCTTAACTAAAGAGCATGCTAGACTCTGGGAAAACAAAGTGTTGCGAAGATTAAAAGTTGTGTCTCGAGAAGATTTCCTTAATAAAAACGATGCTCCTGCTCCTCCAATTAATAATCGAGTAATGTCAGAAATTACTAAGACTAAAATTGGCACAGTGCATAAGGGAAAACCAAAATCTGAAGAGCACAAGCAAAAAATTAGAGAAGCACGGGCAAAGCAGGTCAATACCAGAAAAGGACAACGTGCAACAGAAGAAACAAAGCAAAAACTTAGAGAAGCAAATTTAGGAAAAACATATTCAGAAGATGTTAATTCTAAAAAAGGTCAAAAAAAGGATTTGCATTGGACTTATGGAAAACCTCGAACAGAAGAAACAAAGCAAAAACTTAGAGAAGCAAATTTAGGAAAAGTTTTGTCAGAAGAAACAAAACAAAAAATGCGTGGACCAAGATTGAAATTAAAGGAAATTAAATGAAAAAATGCAAGGTGGGATTCATCGGAATTGGGAAATTAGGTTTAGATTGTGCTGAAGTCATGGCTGAGAAGCATGAAGTCAGAGGTTACGATATTTACCCACGCACCAGTGACTCAGTAAAAGTATGTGACATTGATGAACTTGTGAACGAAAGCGAATGGATTTTTATTGCTGTGCCCACACCACATGCTGAAGGCTATGATGGCAGTGTGCCTAGCTCGCACATGGAGCCTCGAGACTTTGGACACGATGCTGTGATTGATGCTATCAAGAACATCAACCAGCATGCTCGCGGTCCCAAAAAGGTTGTGTTGATCAGCACAGTGTTGCCGGGCACCACACGCCGCAAGTTTTATCCATTGTTAGACCAGCAACATCAGTTCTTGTACAACCCTTACCTGATTGCCATGGGTAGTGTGAAATGGGACATGGTCAACCCTGAAATGGTCATGATTGGCACCGAAGATGGCAACCCCAATGCCTTGGCCGGTGAGCTGATTGACCTGTACAAAACAATCATGGAAAATGATCCACGCTACGAAATTGGCACCTGGGACGAATGTGAAGCCATCAAGATCTTCTACAACACTTTCATATCAGCCAAGGTGGGACTGGTGAACATGATTCAAGATTTTGCCATGCGAATCGGCAACATCAACGTGGACGTTGTAACAGATGCTCTGGCCCGATCAACCATGCGTATCATGGGGCCCAAGTACATGACTGCTGGCATGGGCGATGCAGGTGCATGCCACCCACGTGACAACATTGCGTTGCGTTGGTTGGCCAAAGAATACAACATTGGCTACGACTTGTTTGATACAGTGATGCATGCCCGGGAAATTCAAGCTCAGAATCTTGCACTGTTCCTTGTGGATATTTCAGTAACCAACAACATGCCCATTGTTATTCACGGCAAAGCCTACAAGCCCAATGTGCCTTACTGTATTGGCAGTTATAGTACTCTGGTGGGTCACTACATTGAGCAAGCAGGAAAAACCGTGGTGTATGTAGACCCATTAGCCGATGATCGCGCCAACTGTGTGGACAATGTTACAGAGCCTGCTGTTATTTTAATGGCACACAACCGTAACATCACGTTTGGCTACACTGGCGAACAAGCAGCCGACCCTGACTATTTTGAATTCCGGCCAGGATCAATCGTGGTAGATCCTTTCCGCAAAGAAGCTGATCGTGCAGGCATCAAGGTTGTTCACTATGGCAACACACGGAGTTCTTAAATATCATATTCCAAAGTTTTGGGATGATGAGTTCAAGCAGCTCAACTACATCAACGAAACCTTTAATGATACAGAAAGTCTAAAGCGGTGGACAGCTCTAGGCTATGCCAACAAGTTCACCGGAGACATGTGCAACATGCGCAGTCCCCAACCCACTTGGAATCACCGGTTTATTAAAATCTATCAAGAAATGGGCTGGAAAGATATTGGTACCAGCTACTATAGAATGGCCACTGGAACCATACTGCCCACACACAGTGACTTGTATCTTCGTTATATTGAATTGTTCAAACTACAAGGGCAAGAACAACGTATACGCAGAGCCATTGTGTTCTTGGAAGACTGGTGTCCAGGCCACTATTTTGAAAGTTGTGATGTGCCCAAGACACAGTGGCAGGCCGGCGATGTTGTAGAGTGGCAGTATGATGCATCGCACTTGGCGGCTAATATGGGCCTAGAACCAAGATACACACTTCAACTTACGGGATGGGTATGATCAAAAGTTATGATGAGTGGAGTCCACTCAAACGCATAGTGGTCGGAGATGCCACTCACGCCAATTGGCCAGTGCATGATCCTGTTTTCAAACTGGAAAGCAACAAAACAACCTGGAAAGAATCAGCAGTACCCCGGGGACCTGTGCCTCAAAACATAATTGACGAAGCCAACGAAGACTTGGATGGTCTTGCAACGACCCTGATGAGCCTAGGTGTAGATGTAGTACGCCCGGATCCACTCAACTTTCAAGTTCACGACGGCATGTATAATTATTGTCCCCGGGACCGACTGCTGGTGTATGGTGATACCATTGTGAATCCCGCCATGATGTATCCTTGCAGAGACATGGAATTTCAATGTTATCACGACATTGTAGACGAGGCTGCTCATTATCATCTTATGCCCAGAAACAAAGGCATAATCCTAGACGCAGCCAATGTATGCAGACTTGGGGACAAAATGCTATTCTTGGAATCTGCGTCAGGCAATCGAGCAGCTTATGATTGGTTGTGCAGTGTGTTTCCCAATGTCAAAATTGAACTGTGCAACTTCTATACTGGGGTGCACATAGACTCAACCATTGTGCCCTTGAGAGAAGGCTTGGTCATGCTCAATGCCAGCCGAGTCAATAGTGAAAATGTGCCTGGAGTTTTTGAAAAATGGGAAAAGATCTGGGTTGAAGATGTTGTTGCCCAGGGCTTTTACCAATATCCCTATGCATCAAAATGGATTGCCATGAACATGTTGGTTGTGAATCCTACCACAGTGATCTGTGACCGACACCAAACTGACCTAATAACCACCTTGCAAAAACATGGTTTTGAAGTGATTGTACATGAGCTGCGACACAGCCGAACTCTGGGTGGTGGATTTCACTGTGTGACCCTGGATCTTGAGCGCGGTTGACCATTATTGTGATTTGTCATATAATACATGTATGACTACACCTCGAATTGGCTTTTGTTGCAAGTGGCTCAATGACCCCAGTGAATGTGGGGGCATGAAGGTCAATGCAAAAGATCGGGACCTTAACGGGCGTTCAACTACCATGCGCTGGCTTCGTGAGCACAAGAGCGAAGCCGAACAGCGCCAATGGGATATCATGAACCACAATGCTCGTGCAGCAGTGCTCATGATTGAACGTGTGGCCACCTTGCTCCCAGGTCGCAGAATGGTACGACTGGGCAGTGAAATGCTGCAAGGTTATACTCATGAGGATTGGATTCCTTTTTGGAAACAAGCTGATGTACAAGATCACTGTGCAAAGATTTTTGCACCTGTAGGCGAAACTGCTCGTAGACTAGGTGTGCGACTCAGCTTTCACCCCGGGCAGTTCTGTGTGCTTGCTAGTGAAAGTGACGAGATTGTTGAACGAAGCATCCTGGAATTTGAGTACCATGCCGACATGGCTCGTTGGATGGGCTATGGCGCCACTTGGCACGATCATGGCTTTAAAATTAACGTGCATTTGAGTGGCAAGGGTGGTGTCACAAAATTCCTGCGATCATTGGGTCGCCTCACTCCCGAGGCCAGGAACTTAATTACCATCGAAAATGACGAGATGACTAATGGGATCGATTCTACTTTACTTGTGGCTGAGCATGTGGCTCTCGTACTGGATGTACACCATCATTGGATCAACTCGGGCGAATATATCAAGCCTGATGATGTTCGCGTTGCAAGGGTTGTT